AGCCCTGTAACAGGATCGCTAGTAAAATTTTCTTGCAGAGTACACTGGCCAGTAAGCCTGTCTCGAATTGGTTGTTGAGACACACCTTGCAATAGACTTTTAAGACTACCATCTACTTTCAAGCAGAGCCTCCATCAAGTCTGTTAAAGCCACGTGTCTGATTACCGTACGTCTGCAATCTTTGAGCAACTGGATTATCCAGTGCGCTAGTTGCAATAGTAGTAAGGCGCTTTGCTGACAAACGTTGCCACGCCTCTTGACGCTGGCGCTCTAGTTCAGTAGTTTTGTACGAATCACCGTCGTCTGCAATAAACGCGACCTTAGCGCATTGGCGCATTAAATATTCTGCGGCAACAGCCGGTATATCTTCAATAGGCAAACGAACAACCATGTCTACGTACACAGGTTGGTTAAGCACGTTCGTACGCCTATACGTATCATAAATGAATTTACCGCGCTTAACAAACCGGAGCTTTTCCGCAGGCGATTTATCGTACAGGTGGGACACAGTTATAGACAGTACATCGGCAGGTGCTTCTACGCGCCCGGCAGCATCAACAGCAAGCTTGATTTCTCGCTCTGTGTTAAACCACCAGCCAATACTCTGAAATGCAATATCCTCTATATTGAGAATACGCTTTGCAGAAGCGACGGACGGATGCAATGTACTAAGGGAGCTTACGCCACTTTCTCCAACAGTAGTAAGAATATGGTCAATGATTATATTTTCGTCGAGCATAACTACCTCATGAAACAAAAAGGCCGCACCCAATTAAGGGCACGGCCTGTAGTATTACGCACGGAAGACAACGCCGCAGCAATCCGGACGATTGACGGTAACGCCAAACGCAAGGAAGCTATCGATGAACCATTGCTTCTCTTCACGGTTGAACCACACGTCGCTCGTAAGCGGGATGGTTTCACCAGCGAACAGGGACTTCGGATGCATGATAACTGCAACGGCCTTAGCCTGAGCAGCGGACACATCGTACGCGTTACCGTTGTTCGCATTCGAAAGGAAGTGGTTGGTAATGGCAGCCTGCGGAATACGAGAGGTCTTGACAATACGGACGCCTGCGCATTCCTGCACAACCAGCTTGCCGAAGTTACCATTGCCTTCGCTAAAGTCACGGCTGACAAGCTTGTTGCTGTTAGCAAGCACCTTGTACATCTTCGGACGAACGAACAGCACCAGTTCTTCAACCGGAATCTCTTCTTCTTCCATATCCGTAACGATAGCAGCAATAGCCGCTTCAAGCTTATCGGGATCGAGTTCTTCATTAACACCGAGCGTACGATTCTTACCAGCACCGATAGACTGCTTCGAGGGAGTACCGTCACCAAGCACAGGAGCCGGGGCCACCGCGCCCTTGATGGTCATAATAAGGAACGCCTGATCGAACAGGAAGCCAAGTTCCTTACCATGATCCTGCGCAAGCTCCATACGCGCATCAAAGTGCGTCTGGAACTCGTTCAGCATAGAGCGGGTATCGCGCGCCAGCACAACCGTATCAACGGTAAGCTGCACTTTGCCGAACGGCGTCTGATCGGAGGCAGGACGCACACCCGGCACAAGCGCCTTAAGCGTAGTACGGCCCACACGGTTGTTAGTAATCGTATCAGTATTACGAACCGGTCGGATACGGACAAACTGCCGCATCATAGACGTTTTCTTAAACTGAGCTTCGGTTTCACCACCATACTGTTCAATCAGTAGGTTCTTATCAACGTCCGACAGATTAGGGCCGGGAATTTCATAACTCAAATTAGTATCTCCTAGGGGATAGAATTACTTTAGTGTTCTACCTAATAGGGAGTGGAACCTACTAGGTCTTTAGATACCAGCAGCCATACCGGCGCTACGTCTCTGATCGATAATAGCAATCTCGTGCGGTTTAGATCCGCGTTCGTGCGCTGCTTTAAGCTCAGCAACATACTCGGCACGAGTAAGCGGAGTACCGACAACGTTGCCCGTGCTAGTACCAGTAGCCAGCTTAGTAGCTGCAAGACCCTTAGTACCACCATCGGTATTATACAGACGCAAGAGCTCACGCGCACCGATCTCGGCACGATTACCGCCTTCGTTCAGAAGACCACGAATTGCGTCAACCTGCTTCTTAAATGCAGGGTCACCCGATTCCTTAGTCTGTGCCCACGTCTTGACAGTGTTCCAGTTTTGCTCTCCGCCAAAGATATCATGCGTCTGCTTAACAGTAGCCTGCACAGCAGCATTCTGGTTATTGTAGTAAGTCTCTACACCAGTCTTAACAAGATAGGTCTTTGCAGAACCAATCTTAGCTTCAATAGTATTCCAGTCAATGTCCGCCAGATTACCGGACTGCATTGCCTTAGCAAAGAAATCCTGTGCTTCCTTAGGAGTAACGCCAGACTCTTTAAGAACTTCAATTGCAGCATCAGCGGCCGGATCACCCATTTTGATGAATTGGCCTGTCGGTGCTTTATTGTCGTCTTCTTTAGCAGGCTCGTCCTTCTTAGGATCGTCCTTCTTTGCAGGAGTATTGTCCTCGTCTGGTTCTTCCTGTATGTGCGGCTTATCTTTTTTTGCAGGCGGATCGTTACCGGGCTCAGGCGGCGGCTTAGGCGCACCTTCGAAAGTCTGCCCCGGATTAAGATCGGTTTTGCCTGCACCCTGCGCTGCAAGCGGATCAGGCTTCTCGTTATTAGTATCGCTCATTACGATTATTGTGCTCCTTGTACAGCAGCCTTACCAGCTTCCGCTGCGACTGCGCCTTGTGCTTTCATTTGTTCCTGTTGCGCCAGCGCCTGTTGCTCCTGCATTTGCTTCTGTTGCAACTGCGCCTCGGTCATAAGAAACTTATTGTATTCAATCTGTCTAGCTGTTCCGCAGAACGCCATGAACTTAAGTGGGTCAATCCCTGCACGAATATCTTCTGGAACTGCCTCTAGCATAGCCAAGTCGGAAATAAACAGCCTTAGGCTATCCATTTCTCCTTGACGGCTCAAGCTATCCATACCAGTAATAATGTTAGGACGAATGCCCCATCTGTCACCGTCGAACTCAATCTGGTCCAGAAGAATGTTTGCAGTAGGAACCTGCCACTGCAGCGCGAGGCGGGAATAAACACCACCGTTGCTAGTTTCAAGTTCGTTAGCAAGCATACGGATTTCTTCTGCCGTAACTCGCTCTGCGTCTCGGGTCATAGCCGAGTTCAGCAAGAACGCCTGCGCAAGGTTCCGTTCATTTCGTTCAATCATGCTCAGAATAAACTGGGCATCGCTCTGCTTGTTAGTCTGGATAGCAACTACGTCACCTTCACGTCCTGAGTGGTATGATCCGGCTGCCGATGTATTTAGTAGCTGTACGTCTACAAGAGACGCAGGGTTTACAAGAAACTTAATGTCTCCCATAATACCAGCAAGATTAATCAGCGATTGGTGATACACTTCGAGAGCATGGAACGTAGCAGCGTATTCTTCAACAAGGCCACGTCCGTAGTCTTCACCACGAGCAAGGTTCCACGTAAGCACTACCCACGGAAGCTTATCTCGCGGGTAAAACACACCGTCAGTATCCAGCTTTACTCCGCATGCTTCTTGATACACATAGAACTTACCGTTGTCTTCAAGGCGAATCTGAGTGTACACTGTAATGTTAGCAGAGTCTTCGTAAGCAGCTTCTCCGCTTGCTTTACGAATAGCCTTAATCTGGATTTGCACGTCGGGATGAAAAGTTTCAAACGACTTTTCTTCCTTAGTCATAATCTCGATGACAGTACCAGAGAGATCTCTTACAACACAGTAGTCGCGAATGTTGTAGACCTGCACCGATTTATTCGGAGGATGATAGATAAGCGCATTACCAGTGATGATAAGCAACTTAGCGGCATTAGTAGCATTCGGCCTGTACTCGACCATGTTCTGTCGGTCAGTAGCCTCTTGCTCTACATCAGCAAGTTCTTTCTCAAGCTCTGCAACAGCCGCTGCAATTTCTTTCTCGTCGTCTAGTCCAGACAGACGAGCAATATTCTGCATTGTCTTCTTAGGCAGATGCAATCGAAAGAATGCACCTTGCGGACGGAAAAGAGTAGTAACGACTTTATTCGACAAATGGTTTACGCAGCGTGCGCCAATACTGTCATTAGTACCACGTAGCAGCGTACCTTCAGTTGTCTGACTGTTTGCAGTCGGGAACAAGTACGGCAACGTCCACCGTGCGTATTGCTCGGACATATTAAGGACGTTAGATTTAAGCGCGTGCAATTTACTCCAACGCGCATCTAGAGTATTAGTTAGTTTAACCGGTTGCATCCTAGCCTCTTAAAGATTTAGGCCCGGTACGCCACGCCTATCAGGTTTTTTAGTACGCTTCACAGAAACGCCAGTACCCTCAGAAGTCACTTCACTAGTGCTGTCCGTCGAGTCTTTAATAACTGCATCTGCATCGCGTGCATCGTCTGCTTCGCGGGCAGGAATAATCTGTTGGGCTGCTTTCGATTTGCCCATAAGATTTGAAATTAATTGAGTGCACATTATAAACCTAGTCCTCCACGACCAAGCCCACCAAGAGTTTTTCCTTCACTACGTTTCTCTTTGAAAGAAGTGTACTCTGGAGCAACATCTTCGCTAGTGCTAGCGACATCGCCACCTACTCGTACAATTGCTTCACCTTGCCTTGCGGTAGGTGCAGGCGTTGCGGGATTCTCTACTTTTGGTGGCTTAGGAATTTTACTGGTTGCACCGAGTAATGCACTACCAGCACTAAGGCCCATAACCAACAATGAAACTGGATCACACAAATTTATATCCTACTCAAGTTTAAGTTTTAGATTTGCACCTGTAGTTACAAATCCATGCTTGTGATACAATCTCTCGACTGCATCAGTTCGGTACCCGAGCGAGGTCCCGGCAATAACTTCACAAGCGCCTTTTTCGTTAGCGATCTCAATAAATTTCATAATTAGTGCAGATGCCAAATACGATTGTCTGTGTTCCGGATAAACGTAAAGCAAAAGCTCTACAGCTTTAAGCCGGGCATCGTACCACGAATTACCTAGCCATCCAAACATAAATCCTTTACCTGGATTAATGAACCCAATAAAAGAGTCTTGTTCTAGCATGCTCATCAGTTGTGAGTGAACATGCACTGGATCATTAGGTGATTCTGCGCATAAGGCGATCTCCGACTGCATACTCTGCAAAACAGAAATAATCTCTGGAATGTCGCTAAAATCAACTTTCCGTAGAGCCATAGCGCACCTCTGCCAATTGCTGTTGAACAGGATTAGAAATAGTGCTAACGCTAGTATGCTTTTTGATCCAGTCTACAACATACCTGCAACCAGCATTAAACATAAGCGTATCTCGATCTGCACCCGGAACAACATTAGGATGCCCGAAAGACTTATCAATAATTTCTAAGAACTCTTTGCTTACGGGAGGGAGTCGGTAGGATTGCATTTAATATCCCTTGGTGATGTCACTAGTTCGTACAACTGTGCCTCTTTTAAAAACTCAACTAGAGCATTAGGAATAGGATGGCCGGTAGCCACAAACCTGATAGCTTCTTCTAGCTTTTGTTCATCATCTAAATCTTTATAACTCAACGCATAGCTTCCTTCCTCATAGGACTTTTATCTAATACGGAAGGAAACCGGATGCGCAAGAGCTACGGCGAGGCCAGCCGGTCAGCCAAAGAAATACGGGCTGTTCCTGACGCTGGCGAGGTCAAGGACGCCCTTCGCGGGCAGGTCGGGTAGGGTAGTACCCTCGCGCTCATTCGCCGCCTTGAAGGCCCCTAGCGGGTCATTCTCAGCGTACAGGGAAATGAACGTCTCACGGATGATCCGGTGTAGCGCGTCTGTATCGCAAGCATGCGTACCGTAATCATCGTGAATCAGCGCGAGATCTGTAATACCCTCTGCTGCTGCTGCCCGAACCGTCGCACGCAGATGATCTGAATCGCAACTATGCACAAAGTTCGGCGCAACGCCTAGACGCTGTTTGTTTGGATTGATGTTCTCACTGTATTTACCGAGCCTGATCTGGAACTTACCAGCAAGTTGAGTTTCGATCTTGTACGTGTCAATTATATGCGACACTTGATACACGGGAAAACCGTCAGTGGCGAACCACTCAATTGCTTGATTGGTCTTGCTAATAACGCCAGAGCACTTCTGCAACCAACTCATAGCTTCTCGTGCAGCAATAACAACGTCACCTATGGAATCCCATAGGTACGGAGTAAGCCATACAGCAGCCTTCCAGCTACCTACAAAGAAACTTTTGTCAGTCTTAAGAATTGCTTCAAAGATATATTCTGTGCATGACTGCCTAGTTGAACCGTACGGCAAGGTCATAACCGGACGCTTAGCTATGCTCCTAGGAAGGAAGCCTTCTCCATGCGCATCAAAGAACTGTACCCATTGTGAGGCATAGCCCGTGTCGTCAGTCCCTGCCCTAAGGAGTTGCCTGACCTTCTTGGTACAAACTCTAGCGACTTCCCGGTAGATATCAGCCGGTGCATTTTCTGCATTGGGGACAAGGTTGGTGGCAATCCCGCCAACATTGTCACGTAACATTGCTGAGAAGTTTTGTAGCCCGTTACAAGAACCGTCGAGTCCGATTGGTAACTTAGATCGATAATCGTGAATCGAGTGCCCAACTGCCTCTAATGCCAGAGCATCGCGATACTCGAACAGGAAAGCAAGAAACTGCCACGGCTTGTCTGCGTTAGCCCATACGTCGATATTAGATAATGGATTGTTTGCGGCGTCGATAAATCGCTGTCGCTGATTATCCACCCACTCGACCCTCTGATCGTATGTCGCTTTATCGTACCCGTATTTGTTGGCGCCGTGAACCCGTAGCCAATACCAGCCGCGCTCTCCAAGAGGTTTTGAGTTTGCAAACCGTATAATTCCTTTTGCAATGTCTGGCCCTTGAGGGCTAAATCCAGCAGTCGTCGTGTATAGTCTTCCACGGAAATCCGCGTACCAAACATAGTAGAAAGCTTTGTGTTGAGCGAACTCATTTCCCATTCGGATAATTCGGCTAATCTGGTACGATTTACTGACACGCTCTTTCTCCAATGTATAAAGCTGTGCAGCTTCGCGCTTCCAGTCTACAAACGCCTCTTGCTCACGTTCAGTAAGATCACGCTTGTTCTTGTCTTGTACAGGTGACGGCGGGATTTCAATAGGGTTAGAGGACGGCATACCGATAGGGAGGCCCTTAGACCACGCTGCCTTAACAACTGTAAACACATCTTGGTTTACTTCCCACGGTACATTCTGTAACGTATTAACAGACTGCATAACTTTGCTAAGGTCCGCATTGCGCACAATCTCACGGTGCCGCTTAGTCTCCACTTTAATCAGCGGAGAACACGAACGCATTTCCGGAGTGTAGTAACCGCCTTGCTCTACGTTAGTCCACTCGTCAGGAGGAATGATGCACGGCATCTTGTCTGGAAACATGAACTTACAAATCTCATTGTGTTCCTCGATCCACTTAAGAGTTTGCTCCGTTGGTTTAAGCAGCGTACGCGTCTTGCCGTTGCTGTACGTGTCAACTCGCTTAACAAGATCAGTATGCTCTAGAATGATATCTAGCAGGCGGCAACCAATATCTGCCTGTTCTGTAGCTGACCACTCCAACCACTCATCTTGTTTCTCATTAGCTTTATGCGTAAGGACACGGTGCATGTACCTGTAGTCTTTTGTACCCTTACGATTAAAGTCTTTTTTAATCTCGTTATAGTAATCGCCGTACATAAGCTGGAAGCGAGTAAAGCGAACTTCGTCCTCTACCATCTTCCCGATCTTACGCGCTAGGCCAGCAAGCGGCTGATCCATCGTAAAGTGATTGAACAGCGCATGCATGGCCATGTACATAGCCTTCTCAGGATCGCACTGAGAGAGCAAAGGCCGTACACGTCCCCGACGCCCCGGCCTTGTATCATGCAGATACGACTTGAGGGCATCGACCAGCGGCAACATGAACTCTTTCATCAGCCGGCGAGCGTACGCCGTCTCTGCACCACGACCGCTATCTTCGGACTCGCGTACAGATCTTTCATAACTGTCTGCACCGCGCTCCCGCATTACACGTTCAAGTTCAAGTTGTTCTTCAATCGAAGCCATGTGTCATGCTCGTTTCTTAGCTGCCCTACGTTCTCGGGCTTTCTTGTTGGCTATATCTCGTTTTTCTTCAATAGTTTTATGCGTAGG